ACAACTGCGGAATTTTGGGCGACTACGAAATTTACGTTATCTACCTTAATAGCCATCTTTTACATCTCCTTTTTATTGTGATTATTCGCTATACTCGTACAAATACGGTATTAACAAATTGTGTTGGTATAATGTGCTTCCTTCTTTGTTGCCAACAGAAACCAATTCTGCATTTCCAGTGAACGATATCCCCTCTATTTCAGCGCTAGTAGAGAATACCTTACATATCATTTGGGCAATTTGTCTTGCTGGTTCCGTTCCAGAACCCGATCGTGTAAAAATTTGAATAGTTAAAATTCCCCTGATTATTCGATTTGGGGACCCAATACATACTGGTTCTGAGGTAACATCAGAATCAGATACTTCCAAATGTTCCCCATCCGGGGGGTCTACGTATGTATTTTCATAGGCCACCTTAATTGTATCAGACAAATTGTTTTCGAGTAGGGACTCGATTTTACTTCGAATACCAGAGTATTGCATTATCGTATTGCCCCCAATCGCCTATTCAATTCATTCTCAAAAACCATGGTGGCCCTCTTGAGCATTAATCTAGCAATTCTTACTCCCCGACCTTCCCCATTTTCTACATAAGAGGCGTAAGGGACATTATTAAAAAGGTAAACTCTTTTGTCCATAGTGGCTCTAAACCTAAAATTTGGTCGTGCCGGTCTTCCCTGCTTTCTACGTACCGGGATGTATGAGGACCTTCTATCGTTAGATATTCCCCAATTTCCTCGCAGGGTGCCGGTTTCAACAGGGGTACTATTAACCGCCTCGGTCCATGCGGCCAACCCTGCCCCAGTTACAGCCTCACTAATTTTGGACTTTAATATGCCCATTTCAGCTTTGATCTGGGTAGAGAACTTTATCCCGGCCATTACACTGCCTCTAAACCAACTACGTAACAAGCCCCATATTGATCCGAGCTAATGGCGGTTATTCTTTCTACTTTTCCGTTGGGTAGAGTTATTTTATCATTAATTCCCATAATCGACTCAACCACACCGAGATCGTTTCCAGCCAGTAATACAATCGTTTTAACATTTTGAAAATTTTTATTTTTGATTGTTATGGCCTTGTTATCATCAATGGCACCGGGGATAACCACTCGCATGTTGGCAGGTTTTGATTCAGATGATTCCCCAGAACTAGGGTCATACCCATCGACAACATGCTGGACTGTAAACATCCCTGCCGTCATCTTATGAATTGTGGCCTGGGCCGTGGCCCTCATTGATGTTCTCATGTCGGCCATCTCAGCACCTGGTAAGAGAAGAACCTTTACGGACGCAAACAGTCTCCATCAACATATCTGGATAAGCCAACGGATGAAGATTGGCCATTCCAACCGCCGACGACCCAAAATATTCTACATAGGATGATACCGACCCCGCCTTACTGGACTCTATTTTTACTTTTCCCGTTCCGGTAGGAATTTCACCAGGACTTCCTATCAATATTCCTTTGAATGTAGAATAGGCGTAAAAAGCGGTGGCCTCATTTACTTCAACGGGGATAGTAAGAGGATCAGCCCAATCTATTGCCTCACTTTCCCATTTAGATTGTACGTAAAGAGAGGCCTTCCTAATGTTTGCGTCTTTAATCCCGTCAGAAAGGACCAGCCAATCCGCAAATTCCGCCAGGAATAAATCAGCATCGGTTTTGGTAACCAATATGTTCATGATGTGTTGCCCTTATTTCGTTATATCCATAGTAACGGAAAACGTACTTTTTACCGGGGTCCTTATAGAAGAATCCGGACCACTTAACTGTATGTCATAGAAAAATTCCCCAACCGTTCCCGTATCTGCGGAAGTTGGTTTAAACGATATTTTTCCTTTATTGGTGATCTGATCTAATATTACTCCCACAACCTCGAATACCTTAGTGGTATCATCCATCGGATCTTGCAAAGTATCCACGGTCATTTTGGCGGTGTACCCAGTTAAACTAATGGGTTCTCCCGTCAACTTATCAGTAAAAGTAAATATCTTTTCATAACTATCTCCCCTACGAAAAGAGACTGCGTGTTTATCGGCCATTATGTATTTACCTCAAGCGGGGCGTTATCGATGGTTACTTTTATTTCTTCGTTTATTGCCACTGCGATGTCAGAATTGTCCATGCTTACTTCAATGTCGTCCAAAACCATTACCTCCAATCCGTCCGCGTGTACTATGATGAGTTCACTGCCTAGTCCACCCTGCGCATTTAAATGTTCCCAGAAATCACCGTGCTCCAATGTTGAGCCAGCCACAACGGTTTCCCAGACATCCATATCATGATCTCGTGTAGCGCATCACTGCTTCAGCAATACCATCAGCAGTAAGCTCGCCAACAGTGATGTCAGTTGTCCCGCTCATGAACCCAATAGCTGATGGCTGGAGGGTAGCTTGACCCAGACCCGACGCTTGGCCGATCATTAAACCATACCCAATCGAGTCTCCCGCTGTTGCAGAACCCGCCCCATGTGATTGACCAGACGCAAAGTACGCCCCAGTAATATCGGCGGATACTTCACTTGTCCCTACTGATATTCCAGAGGTGTTAATTAAAGCGGCGGCACTGCCATAAACAAAAGATGATCCATCAGCCTGTCCAGATAGCGATACGGCCAGATAACCATCCCCCGCCACAACGGACGATCCTTGTGCCAAGCCTATAATAGCTACCGCCGCAAAAATGTCGGAAGAAGCCCCACCCACTCCGTCAGATAGCCCCGACAAGACTCCAAGGCCCATGAGAGTTCCAGATATAAATGCTTCCCCGGTTGACTCCCCAACACCCCACGCTACGCCTTTACTTGTCGCCAACGCGTCCCCGGTTCCAGCAGAACTACCGGTCATTCCTATGCCAGCCGCAAGTACACCCGTGGCTAATCCTATCCCTACACACGAGGTGAATGATGACATCCCCCCTACTGTATCACAAGGGGCAAGGCCAGCATTGGGCCTACCATATCCGTAGGGGACTGAGCAGAGTTTACCAAAACCCCCACTCTTCAGTGCCGCCTGTCCGAACTGGGTGAGCATATTTTGAGATGGGGCCAACCCGCTCATTAAAAATGATGTCCCGGCACTATTAAAGAGCCGATTCATTTTAAGCATTTTTTCAGCCCCAACCCAAATCAAGATTGCCGAAGAATGTACTATTTGCCGCTGTAGCTGCGCCAGGAAAATAGAGCAGGGATAAGCAGGCACTGTCCGGAATGGTGGGTAAAATGGGTGCGGGAGCAAAGAAAGATCGTTCTCCCGGAACACCGATACCTACCAGAGGGATTGACAGTATGGGTTTACACAATACGATTGCGGCTGTTGTGGTTGTTGACCCAGTATACGCCGTAGATAGCTGGAAAGTATTTACCCGTTTAATTCCAGTATCACCAGCATTGAGAGGTAAGAACGGACCGGGATGATTGGCGGCAGGGGCGCAATGAACGATCTTGCTTACTGGTGGAATTGCGGCTGCGCCAGCAGTAAAATCAATCGTCATACCCGCAAAAGCTGCATCAACATCGGACTGATTGCGGTAGTTAAATACCGACATGCGAGGGGTGGATGCTGGTGTTCCACCCGTTTGTACCGTACAAACAACAAATGGCCTTAGACCCTTACCATCGGTATATCGTGTCAAGCTAGTGGCCTGTACCATGGTTTGCAGGGTGGTCAATTTCAGGTCAATACCGGGGTAGTACATGGCGATATCAACCAGCATTAGAATACCAGGGGCCGATGTGGCTCCGACCACCATTGCCATGGCATTTAAAATATGTTTAGTGTCTGGTGATACATTGCCACCATGGAGCATTCCCCATCCAGTTGCCTCAGTGGGCACTACAGCATTAAGGGCTGTCCCTGGATAGGTATTGGCTATAGGTACACCTGATCCTTGGGACAGGTCGTAGCAGTTACCCGCCACATGAGCCACGCCGTTGAGCTTAAAGAAGTCGGTCCTAAATGATTTACCAGCTGCAAGCTCGGAAACCATATCATCTGATGATGTATATCCCATATCGTTATCCCCAGACCGTTTCGATCTGTGCTATGATTGTTGCAGGACTTGCGGAAGTGGTCCCTCTTGCTATTGCCGACACGTAGGCACCTTGAGCAATTTGGGGCATTTTAAAACTACGGTCTGCCATAAAATCGATCTCTATTGGGGCGGTAGATGCCTCGAACATTGTCGCCGTGAAGAGTGGTTTGACGATGACAAACGCCTGAATGCCGCCCCCCGCTGTAAGGTACTCAATGTTCTGGATCGACTTAATCCCTCGGTCCCCCGGAAGAAGTGATACAAACGGTCCAGTAGGGTAAGTCTTGGCTGTTCCTGGTGCAAACGATGAGCAAAGTGATCCGGCTGCCTGTGCTAGGGCCAAGGTCGTTGTCACCTGTTTGCCCGTCACCCCATCCGAATTAGTGTAGGTGATTCTTACATCGACATCATTGGTCCCCACACCTTGTGAAACCACCATTATTTTACAATCATACCCACCATAGCGAGGGTTCATGATTGTGGTGGTCATATCCTGACTACCACCGTCACCATCGACAAAAGGGTAGTACATCACCACGTCTATAAACTCAAACGACATGATGCCACAGGCAACTGGGGGTAAAATCATTGCCCGACTAATATACTTATTCATTCCAGCCGCAGGGGCGGGGCCTAGGTCGATACCGCTATCCAATAGGGCCGACACCATGGGCGTTGATGCATAATAGTTGGCAACCGGGATACCAGCAGCGTATGAGAGGTCTGCAAAGACGTTCGCCGTCATTGCTGGGCCACCCCGCCTGAAGTAACCCAGCCAAGAACGCCCAGCCAAATGGGCATCCCTAGCTTCTGCGTAGGAATTAATTGTCATTAATCCTCAGTACAAACCAAAGTTCCGGCTTCAAATTGGGGCTGAATATTGTTAGAAACACTTAAGGTTGAACCAAGAGCACCGGAATAAAGAATCTGACCGGCTCCGGATGCGGTGGTAACAATGCCAAAATGAGTTAAGTCATTAGTTCCACCTGTACATTTAGGTGCTTGGATCAGAGCAGCGTTGCTAAACGAAGACCCGCCATCAGTCCAGGTGGTTGCCTTGGTTAGGGCAACCCGCGCATAACTAGTATAGGTGGCCTCATTGGTTACAGCGGAACCGGCATCACCGGGATCAGCCGTATAGAGTGCCAAATATTGTGTCGCGGAGGCTCTCCATGCTGGGTCAGTTCCTTTTAAAACCATTTTTAATACATCGTTTTCCGTGGTATTAGACTTGCTCATTTATTTCCCTCTTGGGTTTCTGGTTTAGATTTTTCGGCCCTTCGTTTGATGTCGTCCCACTCTTCTTGCACTTTAGCGGGATCGCCGGAGGGGGGTTTTACATACTTTTCTATAATTTTTGCCGCAAAAATCGGCACGTCACTTTTAGAAAATTTTATGGTAGCCATTAAAATAGCAAAAACTACCAATATTAAAATAAATAAAATTTGTAATTTCTTGTTAATCATCCGATCTTCTTTTTTTAATGTGGTTGGCTACTATTGGGGTTATTCCTTGTTGTCCCATAATCAAACAAATATTGGAATTTAAAATAGATATCTGTTCCTGAATGGCCAAAGCTACTTCCCCTTGGCATAGTTTTTGCTCTTCTTTTAGGTCTTCTTTTGTTACAAAATTTTTTTGGCTTTCTACTATTTCAGCTAAAGTAGTGCAAAGTTTTTGATACTTCGAATGTTCTTTTCCGATTCTATATCCTAATCCAGAAATTATTAATATCCCGGTTATAATATATCCAACATTTTCCATCGCTTTTTTAATAACCGGGATTGCAGTAGCGACAACATTTATTTCGTCACTCGATACAGTCATTTTTCTTTTTCCTTTTTTGTTACCAAACTGCAATCCCGGTTCGGGAAACATTACAGGCCCAACTGTTTCCGTGCCTTTGCCATGGCCATGCCCTGATTGATTAGATTACATAGCTGTAATGAGGCATTTTCTTGTTCTTCAGCTGCCTTATCAATTGCGGCTTGTTCTTCAGCTGCCTTATCGATTGCGGCTTGTTCTTCTGGTGTGGCCATTTGCTTTCCTCCTAAAATTTCCTCCCCCGGTTAAAGGGGAGGAATGTTGTCGAACTCTTAATAAGTTCCTGATTGTTATCCGTTGGTCTTAATGAAGGCAAGACCAATGTTCTTTCGCTGCAATTTCCGATCCCAGTTTGAGGCGGTGGCCAACTCGGCGAGAGTGGCGGATTTACCAGCAACGGAGGAAGAGGTAAAAGAGAAACCAGCCGGATGGATAATGTCAGATCGACGGGTATGGATAATATCTTGACCGCCACCTTTACCAGCGGAAGCAACTCGCTCCATTTCTGAAGGAACAAGGGGGGACCCGTGGCCAAAATCGAATGCACCGGTGGCAAACAGGATGGAGGTATAAGTGATCCGGTAGGTTCCGGCTACTGCTGGCATGCCGTCATCAACTACCACATAGTATCCCAAATACGTGGGAATATTCACTTCACCACGAGAATTGGGAATAAACGCGATAAGATTTAGCTTTTGCAGGGTGGAATATACCACCGAATGCATCGCAATGGTGTTGAGTCGATCTTTGGCGTCGCCCATGGTCTGAGCGGCATCAATGATAATGTCCGCGCTCATTTTCTCAGCGGCCAGAACAGCGCTATTGGCGTCGGTAGCCACGGTTTTCAGCATGTCACCAGAATCATTGGCTACGTTATCCGCCAAAATACCAAGAGCGGACTGAATCAGGCGTTTTTGGAGGTGAGTAGCCCACCAACCGCCGATTTTGCTGGTGATCTCGCCAAGCGGGTCTTTGAGAGCCAACTCGCGAGTAAGGTCCATGGTAGACCAGGACTTGTGCATGTTAGCCAAACGATACAAGAACTTTGCGCTACCGATTTTATCCGGGGTGGAGAGATCGGTAGAAACATCGTTGGTGTATTCCGGCTCACCGCTGGTGCCTAATTGGGTGTAGAATGGCATCTCGCCAATCTGACCGCCGGTACTCGCCATGGTGGAAAGAATTGGGGACTCTACCAATACGCCAGAAGAGATAAATTTATTTTGTTCGATAGCCGCCTCAGATACGGCATGCTCAAACGGTAACGGTACATAAACATCGGATAATTGTGTTACAGCCATTGTCTTTCTCCTACTTTAGGTTTTAGTTATCAACCTAGCCCTAGGCAGTTTGTCCTAAACAAACTTGTCGGTTATTTTTTATACATTTCCTTTAAACGGGTGTACTCAGGTAAATTAGTTTTAGCTAACTGGGCCTGCTTAGTTACGTTATATTCTTTAGATTTGGGGTCAAAAAATCTGGCGTGGCCACCTGCTCCACCACCATTGTCGCCGTCCCCACCTGCCCCACCGCCACTGTTGCCGGAAATAACGAACCTTTTACCGAGATCAGAATTGGTCCATTCGGTAGCAAACACTTCGGGCGTTTTTCCATCGATCACTATATTACCACTATCGTCAATTGCGGCCTTGGGCAAGATTGCGGAAATTGCCATATCCATCATAAGCGGGTCAACTTTTTTTGTTCCCAACACCTTTGTGATTTCATTTCGTTTAGTGAGAGTGGACATTTCGCCCTTCACTTTTTCCACTTCGCCTTTGAGAGCAGTGGTTTCGGTCTGATAAGTTACCTGCAGGCCCTCATATAGCTTTTTATATTCACCTTTTTCTTCGTCGCCCTTTTTGAGCATCTCGGCAAGGGCTTCAGAATCCTTTACCAACTTGTCCAGATCGACCCCGGCTACCTTGTCTAAAATAGCCTTTTGGCTGGTCAGTTTGGTGAGTAATTCCTCATTTTTGTCCTTAAGACCTTTTACCTCAGCATCTATTAATGCCTGTACTTCGGGTGTAATTGCCATTTTTATATCTCCCGTGGTGGTTGTATTTAAGCTACTCGTTTATCTAGATTTAATTTGCTTGATGGATCTTTGGCCTTGGGTAGGTCCGGATCAGCCGCAGGGTCAATTTTTGGGTCTGGTTTGGGGTCGGCTTCGGCCATCTTTTTGGCTTTGTCGACCTCTTCCGTTAACCTCTTTTTCTGTTCTTCGGTGATGTCTTTTAGTTCGTCTTCGATGCGACGATCGCCCTTAACCACCTCACCTTTCTTGAGCATCCAGAATAGGCTCTCGTAAGAAATTCCCCCTTTCAGCCACGCGGTGATGTAGGAAAGAACATCGGTTCCGCTCATATCAGACGGCATAAAGTCTTTGTTGACATTGATTACTACTTTTGATGGATCACCCCCGGACCACCAAACAACCATTCGAACCACATTGGTCATTTCCGAAGAAAGAGCATCAACAATGCTAGAGAGAGACGAGGTTTCCGAATTAGATCGAATAGAAGCCGCCAAAGCCGATTCATCATTGGAAGATTTCTCCGGAGCTATGACCCTACTGGCTAAAATAACAATTAGATTGGTAACGGTATCCAGAGCATTGGCAATTTGTGCAAGACCCGCCCCAGTAAATTCTAACATTCCGCAGGTTACGTTTTCGTCCTCAAAAGCCCATAATTTGGTGGGTCCAATTGAGGTGGGTTTACTTTTTTCATCAACCCCGGCCACCCAAGGAGTAGGTAGAGCTACGAAATGCAGTCCCAGCTTATAGTCAGCGTCCAGCATATAATGATGGACATTTTGTTCA